GTGTCATCAATTGTATGGTGAGATGGAAACACTTACATATAAGAAGGCTAATAATGGTGAGTATGACGAAAAGATTGATGATAGTGCAGGAGATGACCTTATATCCGCTCTTCGGTATGGGTATTCACATTTATACATGGCTCGTAGCGGTGCTACAGGGGCTCATTTAAAATTTTAATAAAGGAACACAAATGTTAGTAGTTCAACAGGAGCCACTTAGAGCTCAATATAATGTAGTAGAAGACTCGTTTACGGGTCAAGGGCAGTTTGCTGACGGTTCCGCACTCTTCCCTTATGGGCGTGAAATGAACTTTGCGGTTAGGCAGAAGATGGCGAGCTATTCCAATTTCGTCTATCCTATCGTTTCTGCAAAAGTGGATTCAGTATTTTCAGAGCAACCACAAAGAGTGTATGATAACGAATTTATAGATGTATTCCTTAGCGACTGTGATAACAATGGGACACCTCTTGAAGATATTATTCATCATACAACCTTATACACAACTCTCTTGGGTAATTCTTTTATCATCATGGATAACTTTGCTGAATCAGATATTCCAGCGACAGCACAAGAGCAACTTATGTATAGAAAGTATCCTTACATATATACTAAAGAAGTACAGGACGTATATTCATATGAGGTGGATCAGTTTGGTAAACTAATAGATATATCATTCTATTGGGGATTATATGCACCAACTAACCAAGCAACATCTGGATATTTGTATAAGAGATTTACCCAAGGCGAGATAGAGTTTTTTACTATATCTAAAACCAAAAATGGTAAAGAAATTAGAACATCTATATCTTCTGTACCTCACAATATGGGGGTTGTTCCTGTAATTTACTATAATAGAGCAGTGCTACCTTTCAGCCCACATTATTCTATGGCTACCTTGGCTCGTGCTGTATACAATACTGCCAGCTCATTGGAAGACTTAACACGCTCACAGCAGTTCAGTATCCTTGTGTTGCCTAATAGCTATGGTGGTAATGAATCTAAAGATACAGTGGTTATATCAAATCACAACGCTTTGTTTGTTGACTCTGATGCAACAGTAACACCAAGTTACATTAGTCCAGATAGTGCGATCTTGACAAGCAACCTTGCATACTATCAGCAACAGATTACCAATTTAATCCAGACTGCTGATGTATCGGGAACTACTGCACTGGGTAATGCTAACTCTACCTCATCTGGAATTGCGGAATCCTACAAATTTTATGGGAAGATGCAAGCACTTCAGTTGAGTTCGCAGACAGCTAATGATCTTGAGTATCAAGTTATCAAAATGTTTAATATGTTTATGAATCAAGAGGCTGAATATATCGTTAAATATAATGATAACTTTAGTCCATCATTTACAGAAACACAACAGAAGATTACATTGCTTGAGAGTATTGCTGATCGTGATATTAGTGACACAATTACTGCTGATGTTAATGCTGACATTGTGACACTGGTTGGTCAGTTCATGGGGTGGGAAGATGAAAGACTTCAGACAGCCCTTGAGTCTATCAGTGAAATTAGTGAAATAATTGACACTGAAGATGAAGGTGTATAATGAATGGTCAAGGGGAATTTAAGAAACTAACTGTAAAGTGGCAGAAGTTCGTCAATGATGAATTGTTTAATGCTATTGTCAAAGAGTTCCCTTATGGTACTAAGATCACCAAGAAAGCTATGGCAACTCTGTTAGTTGATCAGAGCTGGATCGAGAAGGTTCAGCTCTATACATGGAGATCTGCACGAGCGAGCGGTCTTAATATTTCATTTGATAACTTCAAACAATCGTTAATTAATTATAAAACTATTGATGGTAAGAGCATTAATGCGTGGAAGAATAGTTATGAGTCAAAGATAGCCCCTAAGTTAGTTACAGCCTTAAATAAGGGAGCTTCTCGCTTTGGAGAAAGATTGGCTAAACTTAGTAGTGGGGAGTACACATTAACATATTTAAAAGATCTATTGAAGACTGTGCCTACAGACTCTGATGGGTATAAGGCTATCAATGCTACACTGAAGAACATGATTGCTAAAGAGGGTGTGATGTCTCAGTTAGATATGGATAAAGCGAGAGCTGAGGTTGCTGGTTATATATCAGACAATATTAGGAATGTACAGTATGCATCATTGATAAAAGAGAAGACCAAGAGTGTTCTCGACTATCAAGGTAGACGTTTAGCCCAAGACCAATTACAGGAAGCAAATGTTAATATGCTCGTAGATAATATCGCTAATGAACGTGAACAGGTTAAAGGTAAAGAAGAGGTTGTCCTTGTTGGGTATTGGACACTTAGCCCAACACACAAATCACACTACTATGCTGGGGGTGATCCTTGTGAACGACATGCAAACAATGATGATGGATATGGTAAAGGTAGCCATGTTGGAAATATACCTATACCAAAGAAAGATAGTCATTTTGGTTGTAAGTGTAAAGTTACTCTAAAGGTTGAACTTAAAAAATAGTTTAATCGTCTTATACAATATGTTAAACATCCCGTGGAGGAAATATGACTTTAGAAGAAATCCTTGGCTCGATTGAAGCCGACAATGTTAAAGAAGCTATCGTAGCTAAAATCAATGAAGAAAAAGAACGTGGTATTTCAGAATACCGCAAGAAAGATCAAGAAGTTCTCAAATATAAAGGACTCATCAAAGATCTTGGTTATGACTCAGACAAATATGAAAGTATAGATTCGTTCGTTGAATCTAAGAAGAAAGTAGACAAGGTTGCCACAGAAAGTAATCTGACTATTGCTCAACTTAATGACAAACTTACAAACTATATGACAGAGTTGGAAACAGAAAGAAACAACACTCGTCAAATACAAAAGAAAGCCAAAGAGACTAAGCTCAACGCAGACTTATCTGGAAAACTTGGCAATATGTTCTACGGTGCGGACTTCATGGTTAAGACATTGATTTCTGAAGGGGTCGCTGATATCGAGAATGATCAGACTATTATACGTGACGGTGATCGTGTGTTGAGTTTGGATGAAGGTATCAACTTACTTAAAGACAAATATAAAGATTCACTCAAGGCTACACAGGTGGCTGGTTCTGGTGACAATGGTGGGACTAAAGTAACACCACAAAAAGAAAAGTCCTTTGCTGAACAAATGGCTGAGAGACTAAAGAAATAAATTATTATAAAAGGAGCCTATCATGGCATTTGTATTAAATGGAACAATCGGTAAAGAAGAAATCAGAAACATGTTTATTCCTAATGTGGAATATAACCTCGTTGCATCTAACTTTACAACTATGGAAACTGTAATGGACACAGAGTCGGTGAAAATTTGGGGAGTTGGTGCTGTGCAAACCTCAGCCTATTCAGGGTCCGCAGTAATCACTGATGCTACAGATACATCAGTAACACTCACACTCGATCAGTCTCAGTACTTCATGAAGTCTATCGATAAAGTAGACAATGCACAGGGAGCTGTTAAAGTATTGTCAACTGTATTGCAACGTGGTGCTGAAGCTACTGCTGATGGTATTGATGCATTCATCTTTACTACTTTGGCTGGAACAACTAACACAACTAACCCAACAAGTGCGGCTGTAGCTCTTACTGCATCTAATGTTGTTGCATGGGTTCTTGATCTTGGTGTTAAACTTGACAACCTCAAAGCTCCTGCTCGTGGTCGTGTATTGGCTGTATCTCCAGAGATTGGTGCTATCCTTGCTACTGCTAACATGAGCTTCCAGACATCTACTGCTGAAGAAGCTGTTAAAACTGGGTTCTTGGGTGTATTTGGTGGATTCTCTATCTTCAAATCTACAAATCTTAAAGTTGGTAATGAATCAACTTCTCGTGTTTGTATCGCATGTGTACCAGAAGGTTCTTACGCTGGTATCGGTTATCAAGAATATAGTATTGCTGAACCAGACACAAGCTTCAAATGGCTTGCTAAAGGTCTTGCGAACTATGGTGCTAAAATTGCACAGGAATTGTTTATCGTTAAGTCTGACGCTAAGGTTTAATCAACTTTAAATATAAGATAGTATAGGGTGGGTGATGATTCGCTCACCCTATTTTATTAAGAGGTATTATGGCTAATTTCTCCCTAACTATAGATGTTCCAGATCTATCACAGATACAAAGTCATGGGTTCTTTGCAACATTTTATACATATTTAGCTGTACATAAGGCTGAGACTGAAGCACAGATAGTTAAAATTCTTGAAGATTATGCTCGTGATGGTCATAGGCAATCTGGTGGTAGACACTATAAGAAACAAACGGGTCGGTTAGGTAAGTCTACACATGCTACAGCTAACTTGGATAGAGAGATTAGACTATATGTTGACACCTCACAACTTGATTATGCTGGCTGGATTGTAAATGGTTCACGTAGAGGTAAAGGTGGTGGTGTTGTAACATGGAATAATGGTCACGGAGACCCTTTTATTGATGAAGCAATAACAGCCAAATATGCCGATATACAAACTATCATTATAGACTTTTACAATAATGCTATTTTAGAATTCAACTCAAGAGGTTAATGTGGGAACATATATAACAAGTGCAGACATAACTAATAAAATATTCAATAGAAATCCTATAGCTAATGTGCAGACCTATATAGATCAAGCCAATATAGAGATTGAAGACCTCGCTATTCGTAAGGGTGTTGCTGTAGCAGATATTGTTACCCCACCACATGTAAAGATTGTGCGATATGGTGTTCAGTATGCTCTAAGTATCTTTGCGGAAGATCGAATAGGGTTTAATAATAGTGAAGGGGATATACAGGGTGAAGATATATATGATTCCTTATTCAAAAGATCTCGATATATACTTCAAAATGTTAAACAAGATATCACACCAGTAATGTTTACAGGTGCAGAACAAACACCTACAAATAGAGCGGTAATGAGCCAAGTGATAGTGAGGGGCTAATGGATAGACTCACATCAATAGAATTGGCATTAAAAGATGTGTTGCTCACAATAGATTCTTCTGTGACAAACACACAGGGGTACACATACTACAATACCGTTACGGTGGTTAACATAGATGATGAATGTATTGCTGATGAGTATGGGAGCTACCCAACTATAGCTATATATTTATCCCCAGATGAACAGATTGAATCGGGACTACAAGGGGCGTATAGGAACACAGCATATTTCAATTTGAAATGTACAGTTGTGAATGATCCAGATGTTAGTAACCCTCGATTCCAGATCAATCAAAAGATGAATGAAGTGTTGAGTGACTTGAAGGAGAGGCTATCTTCTAATTATCACTTAAATGAAACAGTAGACTTGGTAACAATAATGAGCTCTCGTAGACAATACCTTAATGGTGGTGACGAGTTTAGAGCTGGAGATTTAATAGTATCTTTGAAGGTACAATATACACAAATGAGACTTAACCCAGACAGAAATACTTGTCAGTAATCGTCTCATACAATAAACTTAATTAAAGGACAAATATCATGGGAATATTTAATACAGAATCACGTTTGTTACTTGGAAAAAGAGAAGCTACTGCTGGTACTGCTGAAACTCTTGCAAGTTCTGATGGTGACGTTAGAGTAAGAAGCGTAGAATTATCTACATTACAGGTTGAGTTTGACGATGAGTCAAGCAAATACCTCACAGGAGACCATACAGGTGATGAGAGTATCGCTGGTGTTGCTCGTGGTGTAATTGACTTCACAATCAAAATGGCTATGGGCGAAATGACTTTTGCAACATCTGGAGCAACAACTTCAACGCCTAAATTACCTTATAGTAAGTATCTTGAGAGTGCTGGATTCACAGTTAGTGCTGTACCTGCAACATCTTATGGTAGTAATACTGGTTACTGGGAATTATATCCAGAAAAAGAAGCTGATGAGCTCACTTCAACTATCGCACTGTACGACATCGAAACAGGGGCTACAGGGGTTGGTATCGAGTATAAGCTTGCTGGATGTGTAGGAGGATCATTCAAACTTGGTGTAGAATCAACTGGTAAACCGTTTATGGGATCATTCAGTATGCAGGGTAAAGTAAGTGATGTTGCTAATGTAGCTCATGCTAATATCCCGACATTCGATGATGACGCTGTATTGTCTACACTCGCAGATCCAATGTTGAACACTATTGTACGTATTACCGAGGTTAACCAAGATGGGTCAACTAAAGTAGGATCAACAGCTTACAACATGTGCTTATCGTCATTTGAAATCGATAGTGGATTAACAACAGCAGAAATCATGTGCCAGTCTGATGCTTATGGGATCAAGAATAACGTTATTACTAAACGTTCACCAAGAATAAGTTGTTCACCACAATTATCTTCATTAAATGATTTTAATTTCTGGACTTCTATGACAGGTATGAAGGTTTACAAATTCGAAGTTATTGCATATAAAGATGTGGCTAAAACTATCCCAGTATTATCTGTGATCGCTCCACGTTGTCAACTCATTCAAGCTAATGGGTCAGACGATAATGGGTTCCGCAGACTGGACGCAATCTTCAAACCGATGCGTAACCTTCAAGGGGCTACAGCTCGTGATAAACAGCACGACTATAAAATCCGTATCTACGGAGTTAACACATTACTCTAACCTATCCTCTTTATGGTTGAGTATAACTGGGAATCCTTCGGGGTTCCCTTTTTATTTAGTATCCTCGTGTCAATAGATTAACAATATAAAATGTTGAAACAATGAAAGCCATTATAGTAATTAAACATAGAAGGATATTCATCTTTTTTATAATACCTATTAGTGAAATAATGATCACCCCAACTACAATAAACAAATACAGACTGTTTTGAAAGATCATCAAAATAAGTTCCATAGTACCATCCTTTTTAATTGTTACCATACCAATATACCTTGTGTAATATTATGTGTCAATAATTATTTGTTCGTCTAATATATTATTGGGTATCAAAGCCCTTATTATATTCATTTAAAAAGAGGAAATTAAAATGAGTGTTATCAAAATGACAGACGAAATCCGCAAACAGATGGCAGGATTGCTACCAATGAACACATCATCTACTTATAAGTATACACCAGATGTATTCCTTAATGTCGATGAAGCTTTTAGACCTATCTTTGAGATTAAACAATTCAATAATATTACGATTTTGAAAGTTAAAGATCTTGTACTAAAAGAACTTGATGGTGGTAAAAAGAAAATTAACTTAAAAGAAGTTGATGAAAGAAATACAGAATATATGAAGATTCTTCATTCAGTCTTGGTTGGTTGGACAAACCTATATGACCTTGGTACTGGGGAATTGTTTGAATATGATGGACAATATGATACTATGATGGCGTTACCAGAATCAATTAGGACTGATATATTTAGTGAAGCCCTCAAGATATCTGGATTTGCTGGTGGTATCTAATGCTAACAGAAATAGAAGAACTCGGTATAAAAATTGTAGTTCTTCTTCGTAAAGATATGCTTAATGGAATTAAATGTAGTGACTGCGGTGACGAAATGCGAGCATTACGAAATCATAACGGGGATGCTGATCACAGTGTTCCCGTTTTCTTTCATGAACTCTTGGGACAATTCTATACATGCCCAGTAATGATGATTCCTAAATCTGTATATTCATTCTTAGATCAGTACGATTATTATGAAAAATATCCAAGTTCAGCACCTTCATACGAAGAAGTTAACCCAAGATTCTGGGATGCAGTCAAATGTTATGAAAATTTTAGTAGCACTGTTGAGTCATATAAGGCTAAACCAGCTAAATCTTCTGAAGATAATCTGGCTAAAATGAGAAAATTAATTCCAAAAAAGGAGTAATCTAATGGCTAATTTAGACATTGGAATTCAAGTCAATAATACTGGAGCTATACATAGTCTCCAACAGGTCGATAATGCTATTGTTGATGTTGGACAAGAGGCAGTTGCTACATCTAAGAAAACAAATAAAGCTTTTGTGGCTATGGAAAAAGGTTTTAAAGGTGTTCAGACTGCCGCTAAAACAACCGCTACTGCTGTTAAATCTATTGGTTCTGCGTTATCTGGTCCTGCTGGTATAATTGCTGGTCTTGTTACTGGTGGTGGTGCTATGGCTATGTTTGCGTCATCAATAGGTAATGGATCTGCATTATATGCATTAAATAAAGCTACTGGTATATCTATAAAATCATTAGAACAGTTTAGAACAATGATATCTTTAACTGGTGGATCTATTGACGACTTGAAGGATGGTATACAAACATTCTCTGAGCGTATGGGTGAAGCCGCAAAAGATACCCAATCTGAATGGGCTACACGATTCAAAGCTATGGGTATAAGTGTTACTGGTAGTGTTGATGATGCTATGAATCAAATGTTAAGATCATTAGCTAAAATGGTTGATGGTGGACAGAGAACACAAGCTTGGTGGATAGGTAATGATATATTTGGTGGTGCATGGGAAAAGATGTCAACTATGGTTACATCTGGAACTGCTGGATTTGAAAGAGCTATGCAGAGAGTTCAAGGAGCAACAGTATTTGATGAACGAAAAGTTCTACAGATGCAAGCATTCAATGAAGAGATTAGTAAATTAAAAAATTCATTAATAGGGTTTGGTGTTGAGATATCATCCAAAGTATTACCTATTTTAGAAGGTCTTGCTGGGGGAGTACTAAAACTTGTAGGTATAAATCTTTCAGATCTTCAAGGTTCTGGTGAGCGTGTAGGTAATGCGTTTGTAAAAGGTTTTAAATCAGTATTTACTGGGTTATTTGGATCTGGTGGTATAGCAAGCAAAATATCTACAGCATTTTTTACATTAAAAGGTATATTCCTTAAATTAGGTGAAGTTGTAAAGGCTATATTTGATCCAAAAAGATCAACACAAGCTATAGATTATTTAGCGTCAACATTCAAAAATAAAATGCTTGAGGCTTTCAAAGTTATCAAGGATGAACTTGGTAATTTATTGGCTGGATCTGAAAATAGTATTGCGAGTAGCATGGGTCGAGCATTACTTGGTGTTGGTAAGGAAAGCAAAGCTCAGTTTAAACAGTATTATGATATTGCTGTTAAAGGTATGGGTGGAGTTAGTGGATTAAGTGCTACTGGTTCTGGGTTACTTGATGAAATAGAAAAAGCTAAAGCTAAAATAATTAAAGATCGTGGTCGTGGTGCGTCTTCTTCTGATGAATATAAGAAATTATATGATGCTGAAAAGAAAATAAAAGCATTGATGCTGGAAAATAAAGGTACAGATGCTCTACAACAGAGTATTAATGCTGAAAATCAAAGACTTAGAATTCTTAAAGATCAACTTGGGGTAGCCGTTAAGTTCGATGAAATTACAGCTAATACCGCACAAGAAACTGCAAAAGCGAATGCATCTATTGGTGGATTCTATTCAAATGTTATGGGTGGTATTACATCAGCTAATAATCCATATGAGGGATTATCAAAGGATAAAGCAAAACCTTTCTTGAATACTACCCTTATGTCTCCAGAATTATCATTGAATAAGGGTTCTTGGGAAAAATCTATTGATAGAGTTCTTCCGAGTATGAAACAATCTTTCAACGATAAGATGGCTTGGTCATCATCAGTAATGGTTACACAGTTAATGGGTGGACAAACTGGTGAAGGAAGATTAAGTATAGCTGATCAACTCTTTGGTAAAAAGGGTGAAAGATTGGGATCTATAATTTCTGCTGGACAAGAGATAGCTTCACAGACTCAGAACATTATGGGGTCTATATTTGATATTAAACAGAACGCTCGTGACAAAGAGATTAAGGCTCAAGAAGATGCTCGTAGAGCTGAGATTGATGGTATGAACATATCTGACAGACGCAAGCAGAAACTATATAAACAGGCTGAGGCTGAAGCTGAGAAACTTCGTAAAGCATCTTTTGAAAAGAAGAAGAAATATGATATTGCTCAAGCTCTTATAAATGGGGCGAGTGGTGTGGCTGGTGCATGGGCATCTGCTATGCAATTACCATTCCCTGCTAATATCATCGAAGGTGCGGCTATGTCTGCCTTACTTACTGGTGTTACTGTTGCTCAAGTTGCGTCTATTAAGTCTCAGAACTTTGCAAATGGTGGTATTGTTTCTGGAGATTCATTTAGTGGGGATAGAGTACAGGCTAACGTTAATAGTGGTGAGATGATCCTTAATCAGAATCAGATGAGTACTTTATTCAATAAGATTGACACTAATAACCTTGGGGGTCAAGCAGGTGTATTCTCACCAACACTCAATACTGGGGATATAATTATTCAAGGTAATGCTGATCAGACAACTATTGAGACTATTAAACAAATTAAAGATAAGCAGACTCAAGAAATCAAGAAAGCTATGTATAATCTTTATGTTAATAACGAATTAGATTTCTTAAAAAGAGGTAGATAATGAAGATTACATCAACACTTATGCCTACACCTATAGTGTTTAAAGTGTTGCCAACTATATCGTACACTCCAATGTTAGCGTTGGAGTGGTTCGATTTGGCTGATGGTAACGTTAGGGCTGTAGATAGATCAGATAAAAATGATTATGTTGTGTGTGAAATAGAAACTTTAGGAACGGAAGAATACATAAATACCGTTATATCGTCTCTCAATGTAGATAAATTTTTAACACTAAGTGAATTCGCATCAGATGAGTTTATTTTCGGAGCTAACGTGGACTATACAGCAACAGTAAAAGCTGTATGGACAAGCATGACAATGAAGAAACAGAAGACTTTGAATACTTATTCTTTAACATTAAGTTTAACATCAACAGATATTACCTACATAACAGGTAGTGGGTATCTCCCAAGTCTCCAGTGTGTCCAGATCGGGTACACTGGAGACACATCTTGGGGATTTGATGTAGAACAGACATACAGAAATACAAGTAACTCTGGATCTGTATATGTATATCAGAATAGTAATGATATTGGAACATTCATAGGACAGTTCATTTTGACAAATGCTGAGATGGCTGAGCTACTTTATTTCCAAAAGGCTCAAAGAAGCTCACCATTCGTACTTCCTACCATTGGTGTACCTTACCCATTCGGAGTTAGACAAAGCCCACCATATGATGCTGTATTACGTGAAATAACAGGTGTTTCATATTTTAGTCCTACAATGCAAATTTGTACGATAACACTAAATCAATTTAAAGGATAAACAATGGCACAAACAACATATACATTAGAATATGCGGTTGAAATAGATAGTGGTACAACCAAAACTATACCAGCTCTCGGTATGACTAATGGTCTTATTAAATTCATTACTGGTAATGGTATCACTACTGGTTTAAAATATGAAGATAATACTGACGCTTTAAACTTCCAGAAGGGATTCTTGATAAAGAATGCTTTTAGAGGTATATCTAAATCTATAGATCTGGAACAAGCAGGATCTTTTGCTGGGTCTAACACTATGAGTCTTACTATTAACAATGTAAACACATATGACTATCAGCTTGATCAGAATGAAGTATTTCTTACTAATGCCCCAGTAAAAATATATATCGTATTAAATGGGATTATGTATATAAGATGGTCTGGAACAATAAACTCTATGTCTTGGGATACAACACAATTTGTATTCACATGTAAAGATTATGATGCTACACTGTTCAAATCCCTCCCAGTAGACCCAACCAAGCCAGTTGTTCTTGGTAATGTAAGTTACGCTAAATTGGTAAGGGAAGACCTACCATCTACAGCATCATCTAAGACTGAAATTAAATCCGTTGTTGGTAAGAGATACTATGAGTCTGTAACTCCAGATAATAAAACAGTTGTAACACTTGAGATTCTTGTTGATGAATATTTTTATAGTGATTATTATGCACAAGATGCTCTTAAAAATCTTTATATCAGACCAAGACAATTTGGGGTTGTTCAAACACGAACAGACTCTTACGATGACGCTATTAGAATTACTGGGTCTATACATGGATTACAATATATCTATACAGATGCTGGTATTAAGAAGTATTATCATTCTTTAATTTTATATCTTGAATCTCCATTCACAGATATTATCACAGATGACATGGTTCAACCAAGAGACTTTTTGACTACTGTTACTGAGAAAAATTCTATAATAATGTATAATGGGGATGTATCAAAAGAGAAATATGAGTTTGATATTATTAAGTTTGCTACGAAATATTATGTTTCAAACACAGCCGTTGGAGACATTGAAGTAGATTCTGATGGCACACCTATAACATACATATATGATGAGAAAACAGATACGTATATCAAGTCTAATGCTGTTATTGAATATGTAACACCTACAAGTGGTACACCTTATTTTAACTTAAAAGCAAACTCAGATAATATTGAAGTTAACACTTATAATGTAATTAGACCAGTTGAATATGTTACAGCAACACAAGCTAAATGTGATTCTAATGGTTATGAAGGTAATGTTGCTTATCATACATGGAGTCAGACACCATTAACAGCTCTTAGAATTACTGATTGGGACACTGGTGAAAGTGTGAAGATTGGGTCTAATGAAGCTTTAACTGATTCAAGTTATGATACCTTTGTTAAATTTGATACAACTAAAGGTAGAGATGCAACAAATACAAATCTATGGCATTATGATATGGGTGCATATCTTAAAGTTAAGATGCCTAATGGTATACAACCTAATGGATCATATGATGCTACTAAAGATTTTATATTTGAAGATTATGATGGTATGAGCCTTGGTATGGCATTTACATGTATACATCAAGGAGCTAATACTGAGAATTTGACTATGCCAGATTTTAATGTTTCAACCTATGATACAGTTGATAATAATTATACAACAATTGTTACTAATGGTGGCAACAGTTCGTTCCTTAGAATTACTGAACCATTCCTTAT